AAACAGATTATTTTGATTTATTAGAGAAAAACTTCTCACTTCAATTTGTTGTTTATGCAAGAGAACTTTCACTTGGTTGTCGAAACGATTTTGAATGTGCAAACCCAGACGGTCCTGTTCCGATTCCACCGTTGCCTGAGGATGAGGATGAAATTTTTGACATCTATCAAAACTGTCCTGCACAATATCTTAGACCGGACTATGCTGGTGAGGCACTTGATATTGGATTTGGAGACTTCAACCCATTCTCTGAGGACTTCTTAGATTTCTTCAGTGCCGATTTTGATCCAGACTTAGAGGAACCAAGTTTGCTTGAACTTGAAATTCTCGAACGAGAAATTGATGAGTGTCAACTTATTGAGGATCGGTTGGGTAAAGATTATCTTGGTTGCGATCACTCAAATCCAAAAGCGGTTAATAGTTGTGGATGTCCAGAGAGAGGTCAAAAATACTCTGACTATCTTAAGTATGTCAGCACATATGCCACATTCTGGGAAACCCCAGATCAAACACCGCTGAGAAGAAACGCATTGATGAATCAAATTACAACTCAGAGAGCATCGGTAACAGTCCCCGGTGACTTGAGAGTCAGACCCGGTATTATTATCAATGTTGACAATCAAAAAAGCACTAATAAAGAAATTTCTAATGATAATCAACAGAGAACTGCTGGAAAATGGTTGGTGACTGGCATCAAACATGTTATGAATGCACAAGGATATTTGATGTCATTTAACTGCAATAGAGATAGTAACCCACAATCCGTCAATGTTTTTCCGGGGACACCTAAATACTCATAAATAAAACGGAGAAAAAATGCCACAAAAACTTATAGCAAAAAATAGATTTGTTGATTTTGACTTGGCTTTCACCAAAGTTGGTGATGCACCTCCATATGATATTGCATTAAAAAAAGATATTAACTCGATTCAACAATCAATAAAAAATATAGTTTTAACCTCTGTTGGAGAAAAACCGTTTAACAGATCATTTGGTGGAAATTTGGTGGATTTACTTTTCGATAATGTTGCAGATGACAAAGTTCTTTCTGGTCTTTTTAATCAAATACAATATACACTACAAGTTCATGAGCCAAGAGTGGTGTTAGATAACATAGATGTTGATACATCAAATATGGACAGAAACATGTTATCGTTAGATTTGGGGTATATCTTGGCCGGAGAGCCCAAGGGAGAAACGGGAACAATTAGAAGTTTAACCATTGAGTTACGGAGAGCAAGATAATGTCTGTTTACAGTTCACTGGCATCTGGATCATCCACACAAAACCCTTTATTTAGAGGTGATGGTGGAAGTATACTCACCATTGATCCAAACCAAATACAAATTGGAGAAATAGATTACGTCTCCATTCGACAAAGTATTATAGACTATATGAAAAACACCGAGGGTCCTCTCAAGGATTATGACTTTGAGGGATCTGCGATGGGTGTTCTTATAGATGCCGTTGCATACAACACTTTGTATTATGCGTTCTACTCAAATATGATCGCAAATGAATTGTATATTGATACAGCACAGAGGAGAGAGTCTCTTGTTTCTCTTACAAAGCCACTTGGTTTTGTTGTTCCTCAGGCAAACTCCGCAAGGGCATCCTTGGCTCTTTCTAATGTAAATTCAAGAATTCCAAAATATAGCAGATTTACTGGGACAGATGGTGACGGCAGAGGATATTCTTTCTTCAGCCTCCGAGATTATGATCCTGACGTTGATGGTAATATTAACGAGGTAATTATTTTTGAGGCACAAAACTTAGTTTTAAACCGAGATGTGACTGAACAAATTGATTTGATAAATCAGGAGTTAACAATATTTGATCAAAGATTAGATATAAATTCACTCAGCGTTGAGGTAAGTGCCGATGGTGGTTCAACATTTACCGAATATGTAAGATCGTCTTTTGTTAACTATGCCGTTAATGAGGAAAGTAGAATTTATTTTGTCGAAAACGTAAATAAAGGTGTTAAACTTAAATTTTCTGTTAGGGGAGATGGTTTGTACGCATCCGAGAATACAAATCTTAATACAGATAATGTTGGTAGAAAAATTAAAAACACCGATATTGTGAGAGTAAGTTACGTTATTCCAACGGGACAAGCAGCAAACGGAATCAGAAGATTTACATCATCCGCTGGAGGAACCGTAACCTTAAGAACTCCTAGTTTTGGTGGTTCCGAAGGACCAGATTTAAATTTGGTCAAATTTTTCGCACCAAAGTGGTTTGCTGCACAAGACAGAGCCGTAACAAAGGATGATTATAGAGTTGCTGTTTCTGATCTTTTTCCACCCAACGTTGACCCAGATGAAAGTTTGGTTGTTTTTGGCGGAGAGGAAACAGATCCCCCATATTATGGAAGAGTTTTCGTTTCTTTTGCATTAGACGAGGAAGTTACAACGGTTCTCGAATCGTCATCAGAAATTCTAAACACATTGAGAGAAAAAAGTCCAGTTGGAATTGTTCCTGAATATTTGCAGCCAACAAATGTTAATCTTAATTTAAATTACTCTTTTTCTTATTTTGGTTCACAGACACAAAGAAATACCTCACAATTAGAAGCCGCAGTGAGAAACGCAGTTAATAACTTGTATGGTCGAAAAAAATTCAACACAATTTTTCACAAGAACGATTTGATTTCTGCGATTAGAGAGGTTGATCCCGCAATTGCACCAATAGATCAAACCGATGTAACATTTTCAGTTTCTAGAAGTGTTACACCTGCAACGGCAGGGAACACAGAGTTTTCTTTCAAAAATAAATTGAACAGAGGATTTCCCGGAAGTGCGATTCAATCAGATACATTTACCTCACCTAAATTTGAAGCAGAAGATGTTTTCATTCAAGACTCGGGTGGTGTTATTGATCAATATGGATTTGGTTCATTACGATTAGTTACTCGTGCAGATACTGGCCTTGTTTCAGTTGTTTCTTCCGGTGGTGTCGGTAGGGTTAACTATAACACAGGAAGAGTAATAATTTTCCCCAATATTTTTACTGGGGAAATAACAGTTACAAGCAGAAATACGGGTGCAGAATACCAAGCAAAACAAGAAACAATTTTGAATGTGCTTCAGTCTAGAGTTACAGTTACGGAGTTGTAATGTTTGGTTCTATATTTAAAAATACACCAAAAAATGAAACCTACCGTTTTAATGAAATTTACAATGATTATTTAAACCGATTTACAAGAAAAGATCGGGATTTTTTACCTTTAAACGCACCAATATATCCAGAAAATCCTGTTGCACTTTCGACACAAAGGCAAGATGGAGTTGCAAATAATAACTACTTTTTAAATTTACCAAAGTGGTTGACTATCTTAGGTTATACTGAGTTTATTTCATTTGTTGAAGAATACTCTGACTGGCTATACACGACAAACACAGAGGAAATTGGTGGTTCTGGTTATTTCTTAACATACAATGATATTTTTAAACTAATTGATTTAGATAAAATTTCAAAATTCGACTCTAGTGGACAGGATGAATCAAGTCCAGACTATGAGGGTGTTGCCGATTTTATCAAAGATGATAATCTCCGACTACAGATTCTTAAACTTATAGCGTCTTCTTACGCTGAAGTTTTTTCCAACAATGTGAATCCCGATACCCCAGAATTTAAAGACTTTTTGTTGAATATTCGTGGAAATTTTTATCAACGAAAAACAACAAAAGAGGCATTAAAATATTATTTTGAAACTCTTTATGGTCTTTCTAATGCGAATGTTTTAGTTTATGAACCAAAGAAAAATGTTATTCGATTAGACGGTGGTGTTCCACAGTTTTTCTCTTTGCCATATGATGTTGGATTTGCCGGGGAGGGTGAATTTTTACCAGACTTATTTGACGGCAAGATCCCCGGAGTTGGATATCAAAGATTGCAAGACAGTTACTGGTATCAAGATTTTTCTTACTTGATTCAAGTTGAAAAAGATTCTGGAACAGAATTCATTATTAAAGAAACCGCACAAGAACTGTATAAAAAGAGTGCTCACCCTGCGGGTTATAAAGTTTTCTTTAATGTGGTTGATAACGATTATGTTGAACCAGAAGATGTTGACGAAGACATTGGTGGCTCAGAAATACCCATTCTCGGAAACTACATTCCGTATCGTCTTAATGACAATCAGGGTTTAACATATCCATCGGGTTGCACATTTGATCTTGATGCCGACGGATCGGAAGATGGATTCAAAACATTTGCTTACCCAGGCTGGGATCCTGAAATATTACCAGAGGGTTTCGGTAATTTTGGCAGTATAAATATTGGCAGGTTCTTTGTTCTTGAACCAAGATCAGACAGTCCAAACACAACTTTACCAGATTGTCCATAGGAGAGTTAATAGAATGGCAATAAAAAGCAGTCGATCATTTGGAGTAGACACGGCACAGACTTTGTATGATACCATCCGTGGTGTTGAGAGCAACTGGCTTTTATTTGTTGGTGGAATCACAGAGAATCCAGAAAATGTTGACTCTGTAAATCAAGATATATCTTTGTGGGAAGAGGCAAACTTTTTTCAAAAAATTAGAGGGAACGATGTAAGAATCATGACCCGAAAAGTTGAATGGCAACGAGGTCAAATATATTATCCATATCTTTCGGAGGGTCTTCCCACCGGAGTGTCCGGAGCAGAGCGAAATTATTATGCCATTAACGATAGCGATGAGGTCTTTATTTGTCTTGGTGCAAACTCTGATAATCGTTACGATAAATTTGGACTCTCTTCTTCCACGGTTAAACCATCGAGAAGTAGAGATGATCAACTTCTTGAAGACGGATATCGTTGGAAATTTTTGTATAAACTCGATTTGTCTGAGTTTAAATTTGTTACTAGGGATTTAATGCCTATTCCCGATGTTCGAGAATATGATAATATTTCTTCAAGTTCGACCAACAAAGAAGAGGCTTTTAGAAGAGGTTGTGGCCCGAACACGGGTGCGTCTGGATCCGTTTGTTTTTACTACAATGAACCATCAGTTGATCCAGTTTCTGGGGTGGCATATCAAAGGGGTGATTTTGATTTTTGCACAGATCGTATAGATTGTTCTAAGGGTTTTGATATTGCAAAAAGATTAAACAGATCATACACATTTACAAGAGGTGGACTTTGCGGTAATTGTTTAAGTCAAAAAACGTTTAAATTAGGATATGAACTTGCGTTAGAAGATGCAAAAAATTTGAATCCGAACAGCAATTCTTTCTTACAAGCGAATGTTTACAAAGAGTCAATCGAAAACTCTGGACGATTGCTTTCTCTTTTTGTTGATCTCACTGGTTTGGATGAAAATGATTTAAAAGTTTCTGTTGAAAATCCACCCATAACAATTTCAAGTTTAAGTGGTGCGGGTGCAAGTGCTAGATTTTTAACCTTTAAAAAAGGACAAGATAATATCATTTATGGTGTTGAACTTTTGAGTCGAGGAAAAGGTTATCGAGATGTGGTGTTTAATAATGTTACGAACAATTTAAGTTCGAGACTTAAAGTCTCCATTGATTATAATGACGGTGTGTTTGCAAATCCGAGAAGAATTTTGAATGGCAATCGAGTTATGATTAAAGTCAATGTTAGAACAGACAAAATCGCAAACACTTTTGGAACAGATCAAACAACCTTCAATCGGTATGGAATCATACGAGATGTTAAAGTTGCAGGACAAAACTCTGAGTATATCGCAGGGACTTTGCAAAATACGGACGAGATTGCAACTTTTTCAAATGTGACCAAAATAACGGTCAAACCAAAAGTTGGAAGTTTTAGTTTTGCAAGCGGAGCCGAAACTTTAACTTCGGGAAGTTTACTTGCTGATAAATCAATTATTGAAAAAGAAGCAAGCACCAATGACCAATTGAAACAGGAATTTTCAGGGAAAGGATCTCAACTTGTTTCCAATCAGTTGTCTCAATTTGGAGCCGACAACACATTTAGACCTTTTGGTGGGTTGAAAGTTGTAAACTATAAACAAAATTCCAGCACCGCTGCCAACGCTGACATAGAGGTTATAACAGGAAAAGACACTTTAAATTTGGCTAGAGGAGATAAACTTGCAGTTGGTTCAGACACGACTAATGAATTTGAAATTGATAACGTGACACAAACTAGATCATTGGTTCCCTACTCAGGAAGCATAGTTTCTTCAAATCAAACAAGCATCACAACCTCTTCTGACGCACAAGAGGCAACATTCCAATTTATTTACACATTAGGAAAGTATTGAGGTAAACATGGCTAGAAGTCTGGTTCCATTTAAAATATCTGGTGAAGCGAGAACCCCGCTTTCAATTGCACCATATAATTCAAGATTTCCCATACATTATTTAAATGATGACGAGGAAGAATTAAATTACAAATATGTTGCCTTTAGACCGGGCTTTGCTCTTTCAAATAGTGAACTAAACGACATGCAAGAATTGTTTTACAAAGAACAAACTTGCATGGCATATATGATTAATAGTTGGTCTTACTATATTGGAGAGCCATATGATGGATCTGGTGATGAGGGAAGTATTCGTTACGGTGGACCAGGATGGAATGGTGCAACACCAATTACCCCATATGGAGAGGGACTTTTACCACCCGACAATGTTGTTCCAAATATTAGTCTGAATGGAAACGAATACAATCTCGTTGATGTTGATGTTTCTGACTCAGAAGTAATAATTCAATTTAATGAGGGTTATTATTACACACCAGTTAGAACTGACTCTGAGTTAGACAATGACTTAAAATATTTTGTTTACTTAAACTATATTGGTGCATTGGGTGAGGATCTTTTTACCGTAAATGTTCCACGATCAACTAGCGGAATAACTTATGTCGGATTAAGTATGAGACAAAGATTTATTTTACCTGAACCAAGACCAAATGAGGTTAATGCATTACAAACCCCCGATTCTATTGGTTATGATTCTACACTTAGAGATAATTCTGCCGGATTTTTCAACGACAGTGCTTTGGGTGCTGCAAGAGTAAAAATAGAATTTACAAATGCAAGTAGTGCCGGAGAAAATGGACAAACTGATTTGGATGTAATTAGTCCAGTTTTATACATTGATCACCCATCTAGAACTGTGCGATATATGAATAACTTAATTATCAGAAGGTATTGATATGGCAGAAATTCCCGGCATTGATTTATGTGATTGCTTTGAGTGTCCAGACGCTGGGGGTATTTCGTGTCCTGACGGTAGTTGGTTTGACGCATATAGTGATGCTCGAAGTTTATATTTAGTGCAAGCACAAAGTGTTGAGGACGAGTTAGTTGATTCTGAAGTCACGATTGCAAATTATCTTTACAAAACAAATGGGGGTGATTGTGGAGATTGGCCAAACGTAGCAAATCCGTCAATATCTGATCCTCCGTTTGGTGCTTTACCAGAGTTGGGTTGGGAAAATAATAATCGTTGCCCGTGGGATTCAAGCGGAAAAGCAGATATTAAACCC